GGTGTGCTGGGGCTCACGAAATGTACGGACATGCCTGACTACACTCTCCAACAAAGAGGCGGTGTTCTTTATGGCTGTGTTGATGCGTCACCTCTAAAGAGTGACGACAAGTGCTATAAGCTTTTGGATAATCCTCCAGAAGTGAACCGCACGAGGACTCCTGAGTGACTACCGGGACGTATGGTACGCCCCCTCCTTCCCCGCTGGCGTATGGTCTGGACTCCTTATGGAGAAACTGGACCGGAGCTGACGGTAAGACTGAGGTGGTAGACGGATTCCTGCGCGCAAAGTGGAATAATTATTCCGCTGACGTTGTAGGATGCTCAGTTAACTTCCCCTACTTCCACATTGCTCGGATTTTTAAGCCGACCGGAGAGATCTTCATCGAAGATATCCCCGTCTCGTGGAATAATGGAACCTTCAACTTTGATGAACCCCAGTTCTATAAGCCAGCTTACCGACCTGTGTCGGAATGTCTGGCTGACCTGCTTTCGCAGGTCAAGGGCCATGATTTTAATCTTGGCGTGGAGTTGGGTCAAATGAAGCAGACTGTAAGTCTGTTAGCTGAGAACCTGAGTAAACTAGGGAGGGCGGCTTTGGCACTCAGGCGTGGCGATTTCGCTACGGCCGCGAGATGCTTGGGCGCCTCCCCCAGGGGGTCCCGGCTTAACCGCTCGGACATCACTGGACGTTGGCTGGAGCTACAATACGGTTGGCTTCCGTTGGTTTCATCGTGCTATGAGGCTGCTAAAGCCTTTGAGGCACTCACCAACGGTCCCCGTAAGCAGGTTTTTCAAACTGCTAGACGTAGAAAAGCTACCTGGGACCTCAGCACAGCGCCGGGCGTCGCATCCTACAAAGTTGTTGGATACGTGCGCACGGCGATGCGGTATGAGTTAAAAGAGGAAATGTCTTTCACAAGACAATTGGGTCTTCAGGACCCCCTCTCGATTGCCTGGGAGCTGACTCCATGGTCGTTCGTCGTGGATTGGTTTTACCCGATTGGGAATTACCTGTCCTTGGTTAATCAAGTACCGAAACTAAAAGGTCGGTGGTTGGTGACGGACACTTTAAAAGTAGAGAAGCAAGGAGTGGTGTCTACCTATACACCAAACTCTTGGGGCGGCCCGAACTGGACAGGCGTAGTCCTCCGTCCTCCTGAATGGAGGTATTGGATGACAAAAGTACGTCGTACGGTTACGGAGTCTCCCCCCGAGGTGCCTAAGCCGAAGCTTACTATGGGCCTAAACAGCTCTCGTAGGTTTTGGAATGCACTTGCTCTCTGTGCCCAACGTTTTAAATCTAAACACACTATCTACGAGCATCCTAATTCTGATCCTAGGGATCACAGTTTGCTCGTCTAGCCTTTGTTGGCTCGGGTGTGGACAATTTGGTCGGGAAATCCTTTTCGACCTACAACCAATAAGGAAATCGCCTCATGGCTGCAATGACCAACTTGCTGGTGAAGGATGACACGACGGGTACTCGAGTCGAGTACACGTTTGTCCCTGTCACCGATACTCCCAAGCCGTTGTGGAGAACTCAGATCGCTGGCGTCCCCCTGGACGGCCAGATGACCCTTGAGCTCGAATCGACGGTCTTAAAGAGCGGCGATCGCAGGTTCGCAATGAAGCTCGACGTCCCCGTTATGGAGACTTTGGGCGCTTCAGGGACCTCTTCAGGTTATGTGGCACCTCCGGCCGTGGCGTATCATAATACGTACTACAGTTCGGTGGTTGTCAGTGCACGATCGACTGTTGCCGATCGGGCGAACCTGTTGAGCTTGGGTTCCGGTATCACGATTGGCGCTTCCAGCGTCACCGCGACCGGTATCCTGAGTCAGACCTCGGCAGCAGACGCCTTCAAGACGTCGACTCTGCCAGGTCCTGTGTTCTTCGTCCAAGGATCCCTACCTTTCTAGAAGGCGGGGAGCTGCTACCTTCCCCTTCGTTCATCCCGTTTAATTGGGAGGAGCGCAGGTTCGGGGACGTGACTCACGTCACTATCCACGCGCCCGTAGGGGGAAGCAGTAGCTTCTCGCTGTATGGAATGTCGTAGGAGGGCGATGAGCCCTGGACGATCTCGATCAATTGGCTAATCAACTAATGGAGGTTACTCTAATGGGTAACTGGATCGATAAGTGGAGCGTTGAGGAATCTAAACAATTCCTTCTCGAAGTCTCCCTGTTCCTCTCTGAGCTCGGCGGTCCTTTAACTAAGGAACTCGCCGCCTATGTTGTAAATGATGACTACGTCGGGCTGGCTAACTACCAGTTCGATTACGGTCGTCAGACGACTACCAGGGATTTCTTCCTGGCGCGACAAATCCATGCCTTGTTTCAAAAGCAAGAGTGGCGCGATATAGGCTTGAACCCTCGCAAGAGGGCTGAAGATAAGTTCTGGGAGATGGAGTTACGCTGTAAAGAGTACAACGACCGAATTGATAGTGGTCAGCTTTCTGCTGATGCCTGGCGCGCTGTTACGCGAGCTAGGCAGAAAATCCATTACATCCTCGGGCCGGTGCCTTCTCTCGACCAGTTAAAGTTCTCCTTTGGGCCGGGGGCCACGACAAACGTGAAGGGCAGAGAGGCCTCGCCTCGTGCGAAGCTCAATGCTAGACTTGCGTGTAGTAAGGACATGCTCCTTGTGGTAGGCAGCCTCTTAGCAGAGGCCCCGTTGTGGACTTGGCACCATTCAGGCTTACCGTTGGTAGGCTGGGATGCGTCAGAACGAGCGCGCTCCGAAAGGGGCAACGATCTACTGATGTATCCTAGTGTTGAAATCCACCCAGGGAAATTGTCCTTCGTCCAGAAAGACGCACGCTCTATGCGACCAATCGTGGTAGAACCACCTCTGAACGGGCTCGCCCAGAAGGGGATTGGTGATTACATGAAGAAGCGCATGCAGCTTTTTGCGTCCCTTGACCTCACTGATCAGTCTCGAAACCAGGGTTTGGCTCAACGGGGCTCAGTAGATGGTAGCTTCGCTACTCTCGACTTGAGCTCCGCGTCAGACACGGTTTCGTGGTCAGTGGTCCGCCTACTTTTACCTGAAGACTGGTTCGATTTTTTGGCCAGCTTCAGGACCGGCGACATTACTGTGCCGGGTAGGAAAACGGAAGGGAGCGTAGAGCTTGAGAAGTTCTCGAGTATGGGAAACGGATACACATTCGAGCTGGAGAGTTTGATATTCTTCAGCTTGGCGGTGGCCGCTACTGAGCTTGAGTTCAACTTCCCGACGGAGCAGGGTACGCGCTTTCGCGGACTGCAGCGGGAGGACTCCTTCTCTATGGTCAGTGTCTACGGTGATGACATCCTATGTCGTACCGAAGTTTATGCTCGACTCACTCGGGTCCTAGGAGAGCTGGGCTTCATCGTTAACAACGAGAAAAGCTTCAACTCCGGACCTTTCCGGGAGTCTTGCGGTGCTGACTGGTTTAAAGGCGAGAGCATACGTCCGTTCTACGGTAAAAAGCCGTGGAGCGAACGAGTCCTGTATACCTTCCATAATTTCGCCGTGAGAAACTGCGAGCCTGAACTGGCCGCCTTCTTGCTGGCGAGAACCAACCCGACGTTGCGATTGTTTGGACCTGATGGTTACGGAGACGGTCACCTGATCGGCTCCTATGATCTGCGGTCTAATCGAAAATTGCGTCGGAACGGATGGGGAGGTGGATTCTTCGATACCTATACCCTAAAGCCTAGACGCCTAAAGAAGCGTTATGCCTCGGATTGGGTACATCCGGCGTACAGTGTATACACACGAGCGTCGGAACGTGACCGCCTTGACCCTGACATCGTCAGGGGTTCGGCCGGTTACGCGAAAGTATCTCTCTATACGCTTGCACCAGGGGTGTTCAAACCTCTGATTACCGCCTCAGTTGAGGCATGGGATGAAGAACTCG